GCCGAACTAACAGCACTTAATGGAAATATATCTTGGCACGATGATCCTGAACTAGTTGGAGATTATAGAAAAGATCTTGCCTATGCTGTACAAAAATCTTCCGAGCAACGAGTATTTGATTTAATAAGAAAAACCATAGAACTTACCGGCATGAAAAAAATTGTCATGGCTGGAGGCTATTGGCTTAATTGTGTAGCAAATTACGAACTTTTAAAAGAATTTCCAAACATTGAATTTTATCACGAACCAGTGAGCCACGACGGCGGCAATGTTATGGGGGCCTGTCAATACATTTACAGACTGATATCAGAAAATACAACCAAAACACCTTTAACAAGTTTATATCTAGGTCCCGATAGATCAGCTGATTATGAAAATGCAGATTTCAGTGGCTTTACCGTAGTGGACACAAGTGCTGCTGATGTAGCAAAATTAATTGCTGAAGGTAACATAGTCACGTTATTTCAAGGACGAAGTGAAGCTGGTCCTAGAGCACTGGGAAATAGAAGCATATTATTTGACCCAACTGTCAAAGACGGAAAAGATATTGTTAACATTATTAAAAAACGTGAATGGTTTAGGCCGTTTGCTGGTTCCTGTCTTGCAGAAAAAGCCGGCGAATGGTTCGATCTAAGAACAAAAGACGAGACACCTTTTATGATGTACGCAGTTGATGTGTTGGAAAACAAGAGAGATTTAATTCCAGCAATTACACACGTTGACGGAACATGCAGAGTTCAAACAGTAACTGCCGAACAAAATAAACACTACTACGAATTGATTTCAGAATTTGATAAAATTAAAGGAGTTCCAATTTTATTCAATACCAGTTTCAATCTTGCAGGGGATCCACTAGTTGAAAAACTCGTAGAAGCACTAGATACCTTAAAGCGATCAGACATGAAGTATTTGTGGTTGCCTGAAATTGGTAAACTATTAACCAAGGAATAACTTGTATAATCACATTTTTCCACTTACCTACATTCAGGTAAACTTAGAAGAGTTAATTGACGTTAACGAAATCGAGGAAATGATCGGGGAATACAATAAAGAGTATTTCTCTTCTAAAGATTTAATTGCTAACAAAGCTGGAAACTGGATGACTCCGGATAAACTTGTATTGACTAAAAAATACAAAAATTCTAAACTCACACAGGTCATAGAGCAGCATTTAAATCAATATGCTAAAGATATTTTCGGTGTTTATGATAATACGTTAGCAATTACTCAAAGCTGGGTGAATTTTAATCCACCTGGCACTGGGCATCATATGCATAATCATTACAACACCGTATTAAGCGGAACTTTCTATCTAAGTATTCCTGAAGGTGTTACTGCGATGTAGTTCTTGAAGACAATCGTCAAAAGGGTACTATACAACACAGAGGTGAGATTAATTTTTTCAATACTCCTCAAATTTTTATAACTCCTAAACAATACGACCTTGTTATATTTCCGAGCTGGTTGCACCATTGGGTAACTCCAAATGAGGGTGAAAAGATTAGAAAAAGTTTGGCGTTTAATTCTTTCTACACATCGCCGTTGAGTCTTGACCCCGACGAAGTAAGCTGTACCGGATTAGATGTGACTCTTAATAGACCATAATACTTTCGGTATTAGATACTATTCTTAATCAATTATAATGATTAAAGGCTTTGAGCAAATTCCAACAGGCTAGGAAATTCTTGAATTTTAAGGTGATGTGTCAACGCCAAGGCCTTTACATTTACTTCACTGTTGGCAGGTTTTATAAGCACTGGTAAGGCCTTTACTTTTACTGCGGCCTTTATATCGTTAGCTTCGAACCCAACGTAATAAGATTTAGACCAATCTACCATACCTTCATTTTGTGCTTTTTCGAACATGCCTGCATTGGGCTTAACATACGGATCATTTTTATCTGTTCCGGGTGCGTAGTATGCATTTTTTATTCTGCCTCCTAATCGTTCTACACCTTCTCTGGTAGCAGACAATATGTTTTCAAAATCCTGTATAGATAAATTTTTGGTTTTCTTTGATGGCTGTCCGGAAATAATCAATAAATCATATCCTTTTTGAGACAATAGTTGCACAGCAGTTTCTACACCATCTGCTAGTTGAAGCTGATCACCAGGAGTGAACGGTTTGGAATTATCAAAAAATACTCCAAACAACGTAATTCCTAAGACTTTTCTGTTGGCCTGAATAGCCCAAATGTCACGCATATAATCACTGTATCGACCCATAATAACCTCTATTTTAAACTACTTAGCAGCAGCGAACGAATCAACTTAAATTTCTGGAAACTTGTTTAAACTAGAGCATAAATACTATACCTATGTCAAACTCTAACTTTTTTAAAACCCTCAGGGTAGATCCTAAAGAAACTGCGTATCTTGATCGACAAACTGCGTCAAATGGCGATATCGCCTATGACAAACAAACCAAGACTCTTAGAATTTTTGATGGAATCACAAAAGGAGGTGTTGCTCTTGCTAGGAGCGATTTTGCAAATGTTACTAATGCAGCTTTCTTAGCCAAGGCAAACGCAGCCGGATTCAGTGGGGGAGTGCAGGCAGGAGTTGCTGGAAGATTAGCCTATTATCCCGCTGCAGGATCTCAGGTCAACGATCTCACAAATTTAGCATGGGATGCTAACACCAGTACATTAAATCTTACAGGAATAATTGAAGTCAGTGGACAGAAAAATCGAATACGATTTCATTGGGACACATTGGCGGATTTAGTTTCAGAAGTATCTGCGGTGGACTATCATGGGATGATAGCTCACGCACATGACACAGGGAAACTGTATTACGCACACGCAAGTGCCTGGGTGCCAGTTGCCAGTGAATCCATAGTTCCTAATTCTGTTACGCTGGTAGAAGGATCGGGTATATCTATTATCTCAAGTAATGATTCGACTGCTGATGTTTACACAATCTCATCGGTAGCAAACACAGGCTCAGTGACCTTTGCAGGCACAGTCATAGACAGCGATGACAGTTCTGCAATTACATTCATCCCCACGGTGGCCTTTGATTCGGATGTGGTAGTAGGAAATGAAATAGTCTTTGCAGATGGTTCTAGACAAAGTACTTCTTCTACCGGCACACAAGGACCCCCAGGACCCCCAGGACCAGCCGGCGCATCAGGAGCAGGAACTGGCGATGTACTTAGTGCTGGCGGCGGGTATGTAGACAACGCTATCATACGCTATGATGGCACTACAGGTACTATTATACAAAACAGTTCAGCAACCATATCAGATGTCGGATTACTCACTGCCACATCGTTCAGCGGCAGTGGCGCCAATATTACTGCACTAAATGCTACAAATTTAGATTCGGGTACTGTTCCGGTGCTGAGACTAGGCACTGCTGGTACTAGGAATGTGACCACGTTCCTGAGGGGAGACAACACATGGGCTGCGCCAGCTGCAGACAGTTTTGCTACAATCGCAGTGGCGGGGCAATCGAATGTTGTGGCAGATTCTGCCACAGACACGTTGACCTTGGTAGCAGGAACTAATATTACCATCACCACCGATGCTGGTACAGACACTATTACTATCAATTCAACTGGCGGCGGCGTCTCATCTGATAGTTTTAGCACCATAGCAGTGGCTGGACAAACTTCAGTTGTGGCTGATTCAGCCACTGACACTCTTACGCTAGTAGCTGGCACCGGCATATCGATAACCACAGTTGCAGGCACGGACACTATCACCATCACCAGCACAGCATCAGGAGGTGCTAGTGCATTTGATGACCTTACAGATGCAGTTTCCGCATCCCTGACCATAGATCGAATATATCTTCCAGCCATCACCATGTTGGATGTAACTGCCAATGGTACATCGGCCTATAGATTCGATCAGTATGGAACCGCAGATGATCCTACTATATACGCTATCAATGGCACTACTATTGCATTTAATTTAGCCGGAGCCTCCGGTCACCCATTCTTGATACAAGACGGCACTGGAGTAAACTACGATACTGGACTAGTGCATGTGAGCACTACTGGCGCAGTTAGCACAGGTTCAGCGGCCCAGGCCAAAACCAGCGGAACGCTGTATTGGAAAATTCCGTCTTCCATATCAGGCGGTTACAGATATCAGTGTCAATCCCATCTAGGCATGGTGGGAACTATAACTGTCAAGAACTTTGTCGCTCTCTAATTGAGATAGTTCTAGCCTATATTTTTAAGTTTAGTGTCCAACTTTTGTCTAATAGACAAAATATTTTGTCTCATGTCCGAGCCAATGGAAGGCATTTGTTTAGTAATAACCATTTCAATGTGCATACTGTCTAGTTTTTTAACTTCAAAGACCAATTTGTTCAGTAGTTCAGTAACTTCTTGTTTGAATGTACCTTCCGGAATCTGTTGAATCTTAGCCAGATATCGTTCGTGGTCTTGTTGAAATCTACTAGATTTCTGTAGTAGGCTTGACATTTTCTAACTCCATGATAGTTTCAATTTTAATTCTAATCACTTGATTGTTCAGCGTGGTTTTCAAACCCAGGTGCAGTTGTTTAGGAAGATCATCGAGGTCGGCCCAGCACACAGTTCGAACAGCAGAGTTTAAAAACTCTTGGTCCACCACACACACATATGTACCGTATTCAAATCCTCGATCCTCTGATAGATACAACTCAATAGGCAGTATCCTACCCGTGGCATAATTTTTGAACAGTGGTGCACTGTCTTCCAACAACGGTCCTGACCTCACAAAAGTGGGTACAGTCCATCGTTGATCCTCAAGAATCAACAGGATTCTACCTGTGGTTTTGGCTAAAAATAGCAGTCCGGCACGCTGTTGCATCTGTGTACTTAGCGTCAGACCATCCTGAAGTTCCAACGTCCTGGTGCATACTCACCTTCAAATGCCTTGAGCCATTGAGTGCCGTCCCATTTGTATTTGATACCTGTACGAATGTTTTGGATATATGTGGCTGCAAAATCAGGATCTTCGATACTGTTGTCATCGGGATCCCATATTGTAGACCAGGTAGCTCCAGTCCATTCAATAATCGAATTTGCTTTTATAATAGGATCTGTGCCGTCCTGGTTGTCCCATGACGAATCGTCGTTGCTAGGATCTCTCCATGCCTGCGGGCCGCGATAAGGCACATTGGTGCTGTCTGCAGGATTGCTTGGGTATTCGATGAATCCCCCACGATTCGCACTGTTGTTGACATCATCTAACATCAAAAATCTCAAACCTACAGGAATACCAGCATGATTACCATAAACTTCTAGAGGATTGTACTTGTAGGGATCGATGATAGCATCTACTGTGCCTCTAGTTTCTATAGCACTTGCTATGTCTGTGTTAGCAGGATATGTATCCGGATCCAGAGTCACGGCCAACACGGTTCTGTCTAGAGGATTGATCACAAACGTGCCAATGATTTCAGTGTCATCCTCTTTGAGGAAAAACACATCGCTACCCGGAACGTATCCGCCCTGCACTTCTAGGATTCGATCCCATTCTATAGGTTCACCATTTTTATATTCCTGTTGAGCAAGTCCTAATGACAGCACCGCCGAGTCAGGATTTACTAGAGTTAGGTCATATTGATTATCTGTGAGATTACCTGTGTTGGATTTGAACAGCAAAACACGATATCTGTTAGAAGTTGTGGTAAATGAACCTTTGGCACGATTGTACACCAAACTCTCTAAATCTACTATGTCACCGCTTTCCATAAACACATTCGAAATTACACTTTGAACAATACCTAATTTTTTAACTTTTGCAGGAGCAGTGATATAGATTGGAATTTCAAAGTCTAAGGAGCAGACATCGATTTCACTTTCTGCGCCAGCAGGAATAGTTCTTGAGGTAAAATTAGTGCTGGTAAGATACAGTGTGCTTAGACTGGTCCAGTCTAGATAGTTGTCGGTGGTCTGCAGTTCCAAACTGGGATTAAACAGCACCAAGATCTGTTCTAATAATTGTAGTTTTTGATCTGTGTTTGAAGTCCATATATCTGCTTTCATAGTCATCTTGAAAGGAGTTGGTGCTAATCTTTCTACGGTATAGTTGCCGCCCTGCACATTCTGATAATCTCTAGTTCCCGCAGCATCTGTGAATCTGCGTTCCCTCACATGCACCTTAGAAACAAATGTAGGATCACTGAGCCGCGACGTATCCATTTCTAGAGCACTGATGTAACAGCTGATCTTGGGAACTGAACTCATTTTATTTTCTGAATTTTCTTTGATTATGGCAGCTACTTGGCGAGTCTGGTCGCCGTAGCTCACAGGAACACTGATCTCATCACCATCGCCTGCCTTGTATTTGAAGCCTATGAACACACGCATAAACTGTGTGACATAGCGTCTTATTTGTCCGTCATAGAAAAAATCCATTATTCGTCCGCCTGTGGTCTTAGTGCCTTGGTAAGGCTTTGTTTTTCTTCAGTCACATGACCATCTATAGTAGTTACTGTGGTGTTGTTTACGAATGTGGCCTTTTGTGTCTGGCGAATATCTTTGCCAGCATAAGTGTCACCTGCACCCACATCACTAGCACCGAGATTGTTCATAGTCATACGTACATTGTCCTCAAATTTGCGCCATCTAGATCCGTCGAATCTGAATAGTCTATTAGGCAAGTAATCTGTTCTGAGTGCAAACTGTCCCACAGTGGGGTTAATAGGAAATGCAATGCCTGCGGTAAACGGAGCACCGTTGGGAGGAACACCATCACGAGTGAGGTATCCATTATATCCGTCGCCGTCTGCGGGCATCAATACAGAACTAGCAGTCTGTCCTACGTAAACAGGCTCACCGTTCGTATCGTAAAGAAGATTTCCATTCTCATCAGTAGCCTGCGTAGCAGCATCTACAGTAACATCAGTGGCATCTGTTGATGCAATTTCAGCAGTACCGTCGTCTGTTCTCTGTAAGGTATAGAACTTGCTAGTGTCATAACCACTCTTAGGAGCGTCTGCTTCTGCTTGATTTAACACAGCCGAAGTGATCTGCATTTCTTTGTTGTAGGTTGAGATGATATCTTTCAGCGTGTCTGCTATTGCATAGTAGGTTACATTAGGCGGTGCTATTCCAGTAACTTCTTGAACGACTTCATACTTCTTACCATCAGCACCAGTAACAATGTCACCGGAGTAGTATGTGATATTTGCATTATAGGTTCCCTTGTCTGCATCTGTGTTGGCGATACCATCTAAGATCTGTTTGTATTCTTGGCTGTCTACCAATGGTTTGCATTTGGCTCGATACAGATGTGGATACCAGGTGACAGAAAATCCTTCGGCAGCTCTGCTAACTTCTTCAATGACATAGAATCTTTTCAGCGCATACTGTAGATCGTTTAGAGCATATTCGTCAGTGAGGTGCGGCAGTTCTATCACATCACCTGCCATGATTTTTCTACCAATTTTTTCCACAGTGTCTGTGATGTGGAAGGTGATAAAAATAGTGTCATTCTGTAGAAACAGTCCAAATTGGCTGAGATTGAAATCTATGTCTGAAAGACTATATACACCTCTAAGCAGATAAATGTCTGGATCATATTTACGATCACGATTTTCTAAGAACAAGAGATCTTGTATGTTAAAAGGATCGTCGGCAGCATATGTAGGTGTTGAGGGTGTGTTGCCCTGCACAGCGGCAGCGGGTCCAAGATATTTGTGCACCAGCACATCCGTGCCACCAACCTGGAACATTTCCCAGATGGTGTTATCTATAAAACGGTAATCATTGCCTTTTTGAGGCCGGTAGAGACTGAGTCTTGGCATAGTCATATATTTACCGCTGCAATAAATAAGAGTATGAGCACAACTGATCAAGCAAAACAACAGGTTTTCGACTACTGTAAGGCTATGCTGGGCGACGGCATGATCGACATAGAACTAGACCCCATACACTACGAAACTGCCCTAAACCGCAGCCTAGCGGTATTTCGGCAGCGCAGCGACAACGCCGTAGAGGAAAGTTATTGTTTTCTAACACTAACTGAAAGTGTTAACGAATATATCCTACCTAAAGAAATACAACAGGTTCGACAGATATTTCGTCGTTCAGTAGGATCTAGAACAGGTAATGGCACGGGCGGTACTGTGTTTGAACCCTTTAACTTGGCCTACTCTAATACCTATCTTTTGAGTTCCACAAACATGGGCGGATTAGCCACATATGAATTATTCTCACAGTATCAAGAATTGATAGGTAAAATGTTTGGGTCTTTTATAAACTTCACATGGCATCCGCAGAGCCACAAATTAATCATACATCAGCGTCCCAGAGGTGAAGAGTCAGTGATGATACAGGTATATAACACCAAACCTGACTTTGCCATCATAGATGACATATATTCCGGACAGTGGATCAAGGACTATACCTTGGCCAACTGCAAGATGATGCTGGGACAGGCTCGCGAAAAATTCGCACAGATAGCAGGACCACAGGGCGGATCAGGCCTTAACGGTGCTGCTATGAAAACTGAAGCTACTGCAGAAATGGAAAAACTAGTGGATGATCTAATGAAACTAGTGCCCGGCGGCAGTGGTTATTCTTGGATAATTGGTTAAAAACTCTTGACCTTGTGATCGATCTATAGTATACTGTCTTTGTAAGGAGACATTTATGATTATAGGGGTATGTGGTTTTATTGGCAGCGGCAAGGACACAGTCGCAGACTATCTGGTTAATTTCCACGAATTTAGACGAGAATCATTTGCCAGCACACTAAAAGATGCGGTGGCAGCAGTATTCGGTTGGGACCGGACCATGTTGGAAGGTCGTACCAAAGCAGCTCGTGAATGGCGAGAGCAGGTAGATCCATGGTGGGCCAAACGCTTGGATATGCCTACGCTGACTCCGCGGTGGGTGCTGCAATACTGGGGCACAGAGGTTTGCCGCAAAGCATTTCATGACGACATATGGATTGCCAGCTTGGAAAACAAACTGCGCAATTCACAGGATCATGTGGTGATTTCAGACTGCCGTTTTCCTAATGAAATTGCCAGCATACGCAATGCAGGTGGCAGAATTATCTGGGTACAACGTGGTGAGTTACCTGAGTGGTATGATACCGCTGTGGCAGCTAATCAAGGCTACAATTGGGCACATCAGGATCTCAAAATGCGTAAGATACATGCTTCGGAAACTGCTTGGGTAGGCACAGAATTTGATCATGTTTTGATTAACGATCACAGCATAGACGAGCTCTACGACACAGTGAGATCAATAATCAGCAACGAGATCTCCCTGTCTCCAAGCAATTCCCTCTTTGCTCAGAACGCCAGCACAGTTTAGACATATGGTTTTGAGATTCGCAGGACGGCAGTTGTCTAGATTGCTGTCTATGTGAAATACCCTGAATACTTCTACGTGCGGTGACCTAAAGCCGCATTTCTCACACTGCGATTTCATCTTGTAGCCGCTACGTAACCATCGAGGTACTCCTGTGTATACACCGTGTGACATGCATATTTCACAAAGACTTCTGTAGTAGGTCTTGGAATTTTTCTTGTAGTTCACAGCACATGGCCTTACACCACACTTACACATTGGTCTCATAAAGATATTTAACGTATCTATACCTTTTCCACCCCTTTTATCCTGATATTAACCATCCATTTTTACACTTGGCGGCTAAATATTATGAGCAACTATTACCAGGAGAAAATGGGATGGCACTACAATCACCAGGCGTACAAGTTACGGTAATCGACGAGAGTTTTTATACACCAGCAGAACCTGGTACTACACCTCTTATCGTAGTAGCAACAGCGCAAGATAAAACCAATGGTGCAGGCACAGGCACTGCATTAGGTACCACAGCGGCCAATGCTGGCAAGGCCTTTAAGATAACCAGCCAGCGAGAACTAACAGAAACATTTGGTGTTCCATTCTTTGAGAAAACAGCCAGTGCTACTCCTGTACATGGTTCAGAGCGCAACGAATACGGACTGCTTACAGCCTACAGTTTATTGGGTGTAAGCAATGCTGCTTTTATTGTAAGAGCAGATATTGATCTAGATGAACTAGAAGCACAGACTGACGCCCCGGGAGCGAATCCCACGAACGGCCAGTGGTGGATTGATACACAGGCCACAACCTGGGGTATTCAAGAATGGAACGGTGCTGCTGCCACAGTAGCAGGCGGACAAAAATTCACATACAAAGTTCCACTAGTATTAACAGACGCAGACTTTCCATCGAAGATCGATGGCAATGCGCCTAAAGCAGCGGTAGGTCAGATCGGCGACTATGCTGTGGTTTTCCGCACAGTAGAAGGTGACACTTCATTTGGTGCAGAAGAAGAATATGCAAGGATCTATTACAAATCAGCAGGTAACGGCGGTATTGGCGGTGGTGGAACTGCTGTCGATGCAGGCGAATGGGTACTAGTAGGTTCTAACGAATGGTCGGCTAGCTGGCCAGTGGTTAGCGGTACAGCAGTAAGTGGTTCAGTCAGCTACAATTTTTATGTCAACAATAGTCTAATCAGTGGTTCAGGAACAACTGGTGCAATAGCTACAGCTATCAATGCTGCAAATATTCAAGGCGTTACCGCACAGGCTATTAGTGGCAGATTGTATATCTATTCCGATGGTCGTTCAGCAGCTGATGGCACTCCTAGTGATTCATCAGGCCCAGACGGTCGTGTTTTACTTGAGGACGGAACCACGGCTCTCAGCGCACTAGGTATCACAGCAGGCGTATATCTAAGCCCACGTCTAGCACAGCAGCCTCATACATCTATACCTAGCTACAAACGTAGTGAAAACACAGATACTGTTGGCGGCGCAGCCTCAGGCAGCGTATGGATCAAAACCACAGAACCTAACAATGGTGCTCGTTGGAGAGCCAAGCGTTGGAGTTCAGCTACACTATCGTGGGTCAGCTACGAAGCACCAATATATGACGACACTGCAGCAGCTCTATATTATCTAGATCGCAGCGGCGGCGGCGCAGGCATTGCAGAAGATGCGTTGTTCACACAGGCTAATGCCAAGGAAACATCAGGATTTGATACGACTCCTACCACAGCGACATTTAGACTGTGGCGTAGAAACATTGGTGTTGGCGCAGCTACCAGCATTACTAGTAACATTATCAAAGCCGGTACGATTTCAGCAGGTGCTAAAACATTTACTATCAGCGAATCATTAAAGACCACGCTGGCACTAGACACAGCTAAAAACATTTCATTTACCGCTGTAGGTACCAGTGCAGATGCAGATCTTATAGCAGCAGCTATCAACGCAGCAGGATTCACAAACATTGTGGCTTCAGTGACAGAAGTCAGTGCCACGTCGAATAGAGTTGTTATCAGTCATACACTAGGTGGTGATTTTAGGCTAGCAGATAGTTCTGGCACTGCAGTTGCTAATATGTTCACTGCCTACAACATAGATACCTTGGCAGGTACAGAAAACTTCTACGCAGCACAATCTGCAGTAGGCGGATACTTAGCATCTGGTTGGAAGCCTCTAGCAGCCACAGATCCGAGATTTGCTGCTTCTGGTGATGCACCATTAAACGAACCACAAGACGGACAGTTATGGTACAATCCTAATTTTTCAGAAGTAGATCTAATGGTACACAACGGCAACACCTGGGTAGGATATCGTCATTCCACAGCACCTTACTATGAGGCAGCTACAGCAACATTAAGAAATGGCTATCTGCCTATAGTTGCAGCTTCAAATCCGTACAAGAGCGGCATCACAGCCAACGGCGATATTTGGATCAGCACAGCAGACCTTGAAAATTATCCAACCATTTACAGATACAACACTAATCTAAGTGACATAGCTGATCTTGCACAGCGTTGGGAATTGGTAGACAAAGCAGATCAAACCACAGAAGAAGGTGTGTTGTTTGCAGATGCACGTTGGAATACCGCAGGTACTTCAACAGTGGCCAGCACCATAGAAGATCTAATTACCAACAACTTCTTAGATCCAGATGCTCCGGATCCTGCATTATATCCCAAAGGTATGTTGCTATGGAACCTACGCAGAAGTGGTGGCAACGTCAAACAGTATCAAAACAGTTACATTGATACCACTGCTGACAATCCAAGAACTGGCACAGCGACTCTCGCAGGTTCAGCATTCCAAAGCGGTGAAAGCATGGAAACATATTGGACCGATCGTTGGACCACAGCGTCAGGTAACAATGAAGATGGTTCGGGATCATTTGGTCGCAAAGCACAGCGCAAGGTTGTAACACAGGCCTTGAAGAGTGTGGTTGACACTAGCCAAGAGATACGTGACGAAGAACGTCGTAACTTCAATATTATAGCTGCTCCTGGTTATCCAGAACTGTTAAGCAATCTAGTGAACCTAAATATAGATCGCGGTGTTACTGCGTTTGTGGTAGGCGACACTCCGTTGCGTTTGGCTTCAGATGCTACATCATTGACCACATGGGGTACCAATGCTAATCTAGTCACTGACAACGGTGATGATGGTATCGTAACTTATGATGAGTACTGTGCAGTTTACTATCCAAACGGATTTACCACTGACCTCGCTGGGTCACCTGCAGTAGTTCCAGCCAGCCATATGATGTTGAAGACTATCACACTC